GAGGGTCTGGAACGCCGCGACCGCACCTTCCTTGAACTGATCCCACGCCTTGGCGAAGTTGCCGGCGAACAGGTTGGCGATCGCCGTCTTGATCAGCGCGAGCGAATTCGGGATCAGCGCCGCGACCTTCTGCGCGCCTTCCGAGATCTGATCCCAGAACACGACTGCCGCGGCGCCGGCCGCGAGCAGGATCGCACCGAACGGCGAGAACAACGCCAATAGCGGCGTGAGCGCGATACCGATGGCCGTCAGCGCCAGTCCCAGACCGACGGCGGCAATCGTCGCCGTGATGAAGAACGCCGCGACCTGAGATTTCGACACGCCCTCGAACTGGCCGGAAATCTGCTTGAAGATGCTCATCATCGCCTGGCCGGCCGGCACCAGAACGTCGCGCCAGATCCCGGCGAGCTGCGTGCTGACCGCGATCAATATCTTGAACAGAACCTCGGCCGGGCTTTCGCCAAGGCCCTCGAGAAACGCCGCCTTCTTCGTCTCGGCGAGCTTGCTCCAGGTCTGCACCAGTTTGCGCGACTCGTCGACCAGCCGGGTCAACCACTCGGCGCGCGTCGTTGCGCCGCCGACGAACAGCGCACCGATGTGGTCTTTCAGCGAGCGAACCGCGAGGGCGAGATCGTCCCACTTGGCTTTGAGCTCGTTCGCCGCCGTGACCTGATCGGTGGTGAGATTGCGCGCGGCCTTGCGGGCGGCCTCCTGCGCCTTGACGATGTCGTTGATGCCGTCCGCGCCGCCACGCAGGGTCTTGATGACCTCCTGCCAGTTTGAGCCGAACAGCTTCGTGCCGATCGCGGCTCGCTGTTGTGCGTCGCCAATGTTCGCAATGCCGTTGGCGATCGCGCGCAGCGCGCCCTCGGTGTCACCCGCTGCAAACAGCCTGAGCGCCTTCGATCCTTCGAAGCCGAGCTTGACGATCTCACTCGCGAACTGATTGGCCTGCGTCCCGCCCTTCTTCACCGTGTCGTTGAACCGCAGGATGGTGACGACACTGTCGCCGAATTTGCTGGTTGTTTCGGTGACCGAATCCGACAGCCGCGCAACGCCGCCCGCCGCGCCCCCTAGCTTGTCAACGAGGCCACTGGTCGACTTGACGAAGTCGTCGACGGATATTCCCGATGCTTCAATCTCCTTGCGCAGCGCGATCCACTGCTCGACGGTGAGTTTCAGCTTGTCGGCCTGGTCAGATATTTCCTTGCCCGTCTCAACCACGCCCTCGAGCAGCGCGCCGGGAGCGAACTGCGCACGCAACTGACCAAGGATGCTGATCAGCTTGCTGGTTGCCGCCTGGAAGACGCCCGCAACCGCGCCCGCGACCGCGCCGAACTTCACCGCCGATTGCTGCAGGCCGCTGCCGACTTGCTGCGCCGCCTGGCCGGTCTGGTTCAGCGCGCCCGTGACCTGATTGGCCGCCTGCGTGCCGGTCTGGCCGAACTCGTCCGCGCTGCCGCTGAGGCCCGAGAACTGCTGCGCCAGTTGCTGGCTTGCAGTAACCAGTTGGCCGACCGCCTCCCGGGTTCGCTCGAGCGCTGCCGGGTCGGTGATCGGCTTCTTCGCCGCGTCCTGGATCTGCTTGAACGCGGCCTCGCCGGCCTTGCCGAGCGCCTCGAGCTGCTTCCGGATGTCCTCGCTGCCCTCGAGGCTAATACGCTGGCTGATCGTCTTCGCCATGGCTCAGCCCTTGATCCGCCGTTCGTAGAACACGCGCATCTGCTCCGCCGCGCGCGCGAAGATGCGATAGAGGTCGAACCGCTTGCGGATATCGACCGTGCGCGTACCGAAGAACAGCGGGCCGCGCAGGCGGTTGAACGCATCGAACAGCAGCGGCGGCTTGCCGGCGACGTTCACCGATACAAGCTTCTTGCCATATTGCTTTGGTGACCGGACGCCAGGCGGGAGGTTCTGCTCGATCGGCAACCACAACAGCGGCCGCCCGCTGATCCTGATGCCGCGCTCAAACACGCCGGCAAATGGTATGCGGTGAAAGATCAATGCCGCCGGATCGCCGGTGTCCTCGTTCGGATAGAAGTTCGAGACCAGCGCCTTCTGCCAGCGTGACGAGAACCCGGCTGCCGAGATGTTCGCCCGGCCTTCGCTGACCGCCAACGCGGCGGCATCCTGCACGGCGCCTTCCTTGGCATCGACGATCTGCTGCTCGATGTCCTCGAGCAGTTCGGCGAGCACGCCCTCCCGCGCGGAGAAAACGAGCTTCACGGACCCAGCTCCTTGAACACTTTCTCGAGCGTCTTCTGATCGCCCTGAGAGCCGGCCGCAGTGATCATCAGGTCGGCGGCGCGATCAATGCGATCGAGCTTGTCGCTGAACTCGAGGTAGGCCACGACCTGCTTCCATGTCAGCGTCATTGCATAGTCGGGCGCGAACCCGCGTCGGATGAGGGCGGTGATATTGAGGGCGATTTCCTCAAGCGCACTTTGACGACTTTTGCTCCTTCGCTCGGTCCGCTTATGAGACCCGTCAGTTCCTCGACGAAGGAGCCAATCCCATTTGGGAATGTCAGACCGAATATTGCCCGCAGCAGTTTGAGCTGTTGCTCGGGCAGCAGCGCCGCCGCACGCTGCTCGTATTGTTCCTCGCCAAGATGTCCACACGCGGCCGCGATGATCGGCCCGATCGCCGCACCGCATCCCGCGATCATGCGCCCCATGAAATCATCGCTCGAGCTTCCGGTTGCGATCGATTTCAGCGCGGGAAACCGAGCGACAATGGAGGCGATGGCGTTGACGGAAACACCGCGCAGAACGATACGATGCCCGTCGATCTTGACGACGTCGACCGCAGTCGACGGCGCAATGTCCAGAAGGTCAGCCATGCGTTGATCCTCTATGCTGTCGCAGCCTCGTCGCGGACGGTGAAGATGCCGAAGTTGCCATCATCGCCCTTCTGCACCTCGGCCTCGATCGTAAGCACCGAGAACTCGTCTTCGGACGTGATGAAGCTGAACTCGCCGGCCGGCACGACCGAGATCCTGCCGATGTAATCGACCTGCTGGCCGATGTCGTTGGTGCCGACCACCTTGATCTCGCCGGCGACCTCGGTTTTCTTGAATGCCGCCACGGTGACGTTGCCGTCAGTGTCGGTGCCCACCTCACCAAGCGAGAAGATCGCGAGGTTCGGTCCATTGATTTCGTCGAGCGTCACCGTGATCGTTGCGCCGGTCTGGGTGACTGCGGTGAAGTCCTTGGTCTTGACACCCTCGCGCGATGAGAAGTGTTCGAGCTTCTCGATCGTCGGCGCCCAGACAAACGACGGCGCATTGCCGAGGTCGACGAAATCCGCCGCGCCGTCTTCCTTGAACGATACGATTCCCTTGCCGATGTGATAGTTCTGAACAGAAGGCGAAGCAGGCATTGTAGCTCTCCCTTTCTAGAGTTCGTCCGGTTTCAAGGTGTACTTGAACGCAAACTGCGCACGCAGCGCGCCGTGCAGCGAGCGCATCCAGCCGACATCCGTCTGGCAACCGAGATAGCGGATGGCCCCGTTGCCGTGTCGTCCGGTCTTGACGATCTGCTCGTTTAGCTCGGCGTCGGTAAGTACCCGCCTGATCAGCTCACGCCGCAGCGTCGTGATGTCGGACCCGACCTCGTCGGCCTGCTGCGCAATGACGATCTCCGGCGTCATCGTGACGAGCGTCGGCCGGTTCGGCGGCCGCATCGTCGCGTCGGTCGCGTCGCTGGTTTCCTCGTCGCCGTCGAACACGATCGCCGCTGGCAACAGGTCCTCCGGGATGTCGACATTGTTGCGCTGGGCCGAGCGCAGGTTCGGAATGCCGGCGACGACCTCGAGCAGCCGCGCCAGGATATCCTCGCGAACGTCAACCATCGGTCGACGCAGCCTCTTTCAGCAGAAACCGCACCTCGCCGAAATCCTCGCCGTTCGGACTGCCGCGTAGTTCGTAGGAGCGCACCGTCCAGGCGCGACCGTTGAAGCTCAGCGTTGCATCGACATAGTCCGCGCGTGCGATCCCGTTGCGGGCCAGTTCGGGGATGCGGGCGAACGCACCCGGGCCGACGCTGCGCACCTCGGCAGACCCAGCGATCAGGCTCTTCTGCCGCGTGTCGTCGATCACGGTGATTGCCGCCTCGCCCGCAGTGCCGGCCGCGACGAACACCGCGTCGACACCAAGCTCGGCGTACACCGGGTCATAGAGCAGCGCGCTGTAGTCGATCACGGCGCCACCCGTTCGAAGGCGAGCCACGTCTGCTCAACGTGCATGATCGGATTGCCGGCCTGGCTCATCTCGTCGAGCACGTCCTTTACGTCAACGGTGCCGAGGTCGTGGTAATCATGATAAACGATGATCCCGCCTGGACGCACCAACGCCCGCGCCAGAGCGCTGTCATGCAACACGGCTTCGCGGCCATGGTCGCCGTCAATGAAGGCGGCATCACATGGCGCGAGATCCGCCGCGGTCAGGTCAAGCGAGCCGCGCGGTCTTATGACCAATTGAAAGCGCGGGTCGGCAGCAACCAGTTCGCCCGGATGCGCCGGGACTTCGTTGCGCTGCACCGCCTTGGCCGGCACATAGCCGGGCGCAACATCAATGCCGGTATAGCGCTCGACCCCGTCAACGTTTGCCATGATCGCCTTCGCGGTGCGGCCGACATTGACGCCAAACTCGATGACATGGTGCGGGCATACGCTGCGCACGAGTGCGACCAGCGTTTCCAGTTCGCCCTTATTCATGAAGCGCCTCGGCAAACCGCTCCAGTCGATCGGTCGCACGCCCAGCGACGACTGCGGCACACTCGGCAACATTGTCTGCGATGAACCCCTCGATATCCGCATGAGCCGCCGCCAGATCGATGCGCTTGTCGCAATTGTGGGTATGCGAAAAGCACTGACACGGGTTGATCGGATCGATGCCAAGCGTTGGTGCGAACCGATGGCCATAGCTGAACGAACGCGAGCATTCGAAGCCGCCGAAGACGGCAATCACCGGCGTCCCGACGGCCTGCGATAATGGCACCGCAAATCCCGGCGAGCAGAACGTCAGCGCCGCGCCCGCCATCAAGCCGGCAATGGCCTCGATATCCAGCTCACCCTTGTGCAGGCAGAGATCGGCCCGCAGATCAGTGACCAGATCTTCCACGCCCGGCACGAGGTCGGCGAGCGACACAACGAAGAAGCGATCGCAGATGCTGTCGTAGAGCGCCGCATAGGCGACAGGGTCCGGATTGCGCGCTGCACAGCCGCGCCATTCGGTGCGCTCGACCAGCGGCCGCAGAACCATGACCGGCTTGTCCTGACGGCCGACCAGCGCGTCCGCCTTGGCTCGCCATGCCGCCGGCACCGGCAACCGAAAGTCGGCGTCTTCGATATCGTGCCCGAGCGTGGCGCGGACCATGGCACCGAGCACCGATCCGGTCTTCTGCACGAGCCGAAGATTGTACGAGACCCGCTGCCTCTGGAACTTGCGCGGTGGGGACACATAGCGCGCGTGTTCGCGATCCGAATTCTTGCGCTGGGTCCGCAGCGAGGTCGCTGGATCGACCACGTGCAGGCGATCGCCGATGAGATCGTGATAGAGGCACGGCCACGACGTCTTGAGCCAGAATTCGGTCAGCGGATGGTGCGCAAGCAAATGCCGGATCACGGCGCGTTGATGCACGTTGTCGCCCAAACCTTGCATGCCGTCGATGACTACAGGCGACAGTCTCATGCAGCGCGCCGCTGCTCCAGCGCCTCCTGCAGATCGATCGGCGGCAGCAGATCCGTCCACGCGGTGCCCGGCGAGGCGTTGTATGCGGCGATCCCGAGCCGCTGCAGTGACGGAATGATCGTCACCAGGTCGGCCTTCTGCTTGTCATAGCAGCCCGGCCGATGCGGCCAGCGATGCGGCCTGTGGTGATGCGTGCGGCCGTCCGCGATCTTGCCGTCGGCGCCGAGCCACACGATCGTGCCGCCCGGACCGATCAGGTGCGCCGCGAGGTTGGTCGCGGCGGTCAGCGACGTCCATTTCTGCATCAGACTATCCGGCACGCCTGCCAGCCCTGGCGGGTTGGTCTTGCGGCAGACCAGCACCTTCGGGCTCGACACCATGCGCGAGGTCGTAACGACGCGACCGGCGAAGCTCGCGGCCGCCGCACGGTTGTCCGGCTCGTTCCACCAGCGCCAGTCGCCGAAATACAGGATGTCGGCCCACGGCACCGCGAAGACGCTCGAGTTGATCGCGATCACGCGGCGCCCGCGCAGCGGCTCGAGGTCCTGACCCAGCACCGACGGCCCGCCGCCGACGATAAACACCGTCTCGTGTTCCCACTCGCGCGGAACGGACCAGAACGGTCTAGGCGACATGGAGCCGCCGGAACGGTTTGATCAGGTCGATCACCGGCGCCGACAGGAAGCCCGGCGAGGCCGACGACGTAGACGAGGTGAAATAGCTGGTGCGCGTGTCGCCGTGCTGCACCTCGCGGATCGACGGATCGCGCGCGCCGGATGTCTGCCCTTCGCGCACCGCCTCGATCACCGCCTTCTGCAGCCGCGCCGGCGCTTCCTTGGGCAAGTCGTAGCCGCCCGAGTAGACCACGGCGACCGTACCGGACCAGCCGCCCCAGACGCGGCCACTGGCCGGGTCGAACTGATAGTCGGCCGCCGTCGCGCCCGCGCTGGAGATCTCCAATATCTCGGCGACCGGATAGAGCGAGAGCGTCAGCGCCTGGCGCGTCAGCATGAACTCGCCCGGATCGAAGGTGAACGTCTCGAGCGCCTCAGCGCGGCCGAAACGGCGGTCGCAATATTCTGCAATGATGCGTGACTGGAACGTGATAGCGGCCTGCAGCGTCGCGTCGTCGGCGCTGTCAGTGATACCGAGCGCGAGCTTGAGATCGGCAAGACTGATCAGGTCCGGCCCGGCGCTGTCCGTCGCCTCATCGAGGACTTCGAGGATGGAATGCATTATGCCGTCAGTCCTCTTGCGGCGAACGCGATGGACCGCGCATCCCAGATCGACGCCAAGGTGAATTCGATATCACCGTCCGGCACGTTGGCGCCGAGCTGCGCGGGATCGGCCTGGATCGTGGCGGCGATCGACGGGTTGGTGTTGACGTGCGCCGCGACCATCTTCGGGTTCTCGTCACCGCGGATGACAAGATACGCATAGTCGACGCGCTCGGCATGGTTCGCCGTTGCGGGATCTTCGCTCGCGACGTTCTGCGCCACCTTCAATTGGATCATGGCGACGCGCCCCGCATAGACATCGTCTCGCGCGGTGCGGATCAGATCTTCTGCCGACATCGTTCAGCCCGTTCCTACGACTTCGACGAGCGTCGGTCCCCAGCTATATTGCGAACCGGGCATTGGCGGTTTGGCATAGACGATCGCGCCATCGACAAAGCGCGCCTGCGGATTGGCGAGAAGCTCCTGCCACTGTTCGTTCGTGATCTCGACCGCTGCCGCCGGGATCGCGGTATTACGGTCGCCGTTCGACTGTGGCGGATAGATGTCGCTGATATAGAATGCGGTCGCTCGGCCCTCGGTATCGAACACGCCATAAAACTTCTTTTCTGGATCGGCCATGATCAATACCCCCAAGCGAGATAAGTAGACTGCGCCCCTGATATTCCGACTGCCCCGCCGCCCGTGCAAACGCGCGGGTGAAGAAAGAACTGGGAGGCACTCACTGCAGTAGCAGCAAAACTGATCGCTTCATTACTGGCAGGCGCGGCAGGACACGCCGTAATAACCACCCCCAGACATGCAGTAGGGAATACCAAAGGGAAAGTAACCCATCCATTGCCCATTGTGTTAGTTGACGAGAAAAGGACCACCAGACCGTTGGTAAGCTTGAAATAGGCTGTACTATTCGGGCAGATGCCGTCATGCCAAACTTTGTAAGCAACAGCGCCATGCGTCCATCCGCCATACTTCAATTGATTGTCTACATCGACACCGAATAACGAAGCAAAAAGTCCAGTCCGGTGAAATGCCATATAGGCAGCGTCGGAGCCCGTCCCTGCGCTTCTCACTTCGAAGTTAGCCGAAGGGCTCGCATTGGCAATTATTCCAGAAGTACCAGCAGTAAGCAGCGGCCCGGTCATCGTGTCGCCGGTCTTCAATATGCGAAGGTTGTCAGCCGCCGTGGCGAATGCCGTTGTCGCAATGCTCGTGTCGTTATCGCCCGCCGTCGGCGTCGGTGCCGTCGGGTTGCCGGTCAAAGCGGGAGATGCGAGCGGCGCATAAAACGCACTGCTCTGACCGTCGAGCAAGTCGGCGTCGAGGCCCGAGCCCGCGCCGTCGACGGTGATCAGCTTCGCCAGGACCTGCGCCGGCGTATCGGGACTGCCGTCTGCGCCGGCCGGCCCTTGCGGTCCAGGGCCTCCCGAAACGCCTTGCGGGCCCTGGATGCCCTGCGGTCCTTGCGGGCCTTCCGCCCCCGTCGCACCGGTCGCGCCAGCCGGACCCTGCGCACCATCGGCGCCGGGCTCGCCCTGAGCACCCGCGGGACCAACATCACCTTGCAGGCCTTGTTCGCCCTGCGGTCCTGCTGGGCCCGGCTCACCGGGTTCGCCTTGCGGTCCTGGCGGACCTTCTGGCCCTGGCGGTCCTTCCGGTCCAGGCGGCCCCGGAATGCCTTCGCCGTCCGTGCCGCCGTCGCCACCACCGCCGCCACCGGCCTCGCCCTTGCGCGCGAACGCCTTGGCGATGTCAGACCAGCCGGCGTTGCGCCGAGCATAATACTTGCCGTCGGCCGGCGCCTCGGTGATCACCGCCTTGCCGCGCAGACGCAGATGACCGGCGTCGTCGATCTCTAGCTCCTCCGGATGGACCCGCTGGTTCACGGCACCGTCACCGGCGTTTTGTTGTTCAATGCCGGATCGCGGCCATTGCGACCGTCGCGGCCATGCTTGACCGACAGTGTCCAGTCGGCGCCGTCGCCCGGCCGTGCCGTCGTCGGCGCGTTGCAGTGGTACATCGACCCGTTGAGCGTCACCGTGTCGCCGCGCGCATAGGACCGCCCGGTTTCGAACACGCCGCGATAGAGCATCCACGGAAACACGATGGGAATATCCGTGCGCTTCTCGCCGCGCGCGAACACCAGCGTGATGGTGCGCTCGCCGTCGTACTCGACCGACAGATCCTCGATCGACAGTCCGTCGCGGCCGTCGACGCGACCGGGCGTAAGCACAACGCCATCGGACAGCGTCAACATCAGCTCGCCCTCACGTGTAATCGCGGCGCCGGCTATGCCAACTCCATCACGACCCCGCGCGCCTGTCTCACCTTGCGCCCCGACTTCGCCTTGCGGCCCTTGCGCGCCGGGTTGGCCTTCGGGACCGCGCTCGCCGGACTGACCGGTTTCGCCAGGCGGCCCTTGCGGACCTGCTTCGCCTTTTTCCGGTTCGGCATGTTCGGCTCCTTTCGTCTCGAGTGCCGCGATCCGTTCAATGAGAGGCTTGATCTGCTTCTCGATCTCGCCCGTGAAATGTTCCTTGATGACCGGCACGGTTGCCGCCATCAGGTCGGCGATGGCCTTGTGGTTCATGATCGCCTCAAGCTGCCGCCAGCAATGACCTAACCGTCATGGCGGCAAATGACGCATCCACCTCGTCCACTTCATCGTCCGGTTCCTCGGGCGGTGGCGGCAATGCCGGCGTGTTCGGCGCGAACGGGTCGGCCTGCGCGTCGCGCTTGGCGAGCGCGGCCAACGAGTAGTTCTGCTGCTGCAGGTACGGCGACTCGCCCCCGTCGACCGGCTTGAGGTCGAGCTTCGCGCGGCCTTCGTTCGGCGACATCACGCCGGCGCCGACCGCGACCTGGATGGCGGCAACCTGCGTCGTGCTATCCATGCGCAGCAGCGTGTCGGTGTCGAACTCGGTCCCGAGCCCTTCGCCCCAGCCGATGCCGAGCGCGTGGTCGAGCAGCTCCTCGATCTCCTCGATGTGCGACTGCAGCGCCTGCGAATAGTACTCGACGTTAAGCGCCTGCACGTTGTTGTACGACGGCAGCGCGCCGACGCCGACCTTGTACGGCGGCACATGATAGACGCTGCAGACGACCTCGGCGGACCATTTCAGCGACTCGACCATCTGGCCCTCGACGTTGGTCATCGCCATCTTCTCGTACTTCATGCCGCCGCTCAGCACGGCGACGCGGCCGAGATTGATCCGCGAGAAACGCGCCTCCCATTCCTCCTTGATGCGCTTTTCCTCGATCTCGCTGATCTCGCCGGGCGCAGTGAGAAGACCGCCAGGCATCGACGAGTTCTCGAACAGCAGCGCCGACGCCTTCTGCGCGTTGAGGCCGAGCATCGATGCAAGCCCGCTGGCAAACACCGGCGGCGTTCCGACCAGCGGATGAAACAGGCAATTGAAACGATCGTGGATGATCTCGCGCGCCGGCACGGTGATGCTGTCGATGCCGGCCAGGTTGTCGCTGTCGAGCCGATAAAACACTGAGCCGTCGTCGGCCACCAGTGGATGCACCCGCGTCGGATCGAGCACGTGCAACGCCACGACCACATTGCGCTGGTCACGCTCCTTCAGCACGTAGGTGTTGCCGCGGCCGAGCTTCGAGAGCATCCAGCTTTCCCAGAACTGGTTGCGCGTCTGGTAGGTGTTCGGCCGGCGCAGCACCGGGCTAAATGCCGGGTTGGTCGTCTCGGACCAGATGTTGCCGGCCTTCTCGGAAAGCTTCACGCGCATCTTGCCGATATCGCGCGCGATCAGCGTCTTGCACGCGAAGTCGGCGTGAAACGAGGCCGCCGTATCGATGTTGATCTCGAGATTGCGCTGCCAGGCGCCGGCGAACGGCTCGCGGATCAGCGGATACCAGCCGTCGCGCCCGACCGGCACCGAGGCAAGCGCCGCCTTGCGCTTCTCGCCAGTGAACGGATTCGGCGCCGCGCTCACCTGGCGGGCCAGTTTCCCCTTGCGGGCCGGGCGCGCCGGGCGCACCTTTTTCCGGTTCGGCATCAGCGTCGCACCTGGCCGATCTCGTACTGCAGCCGGGCCACGCCCCAGCGACCATCAACCGCAATGCCGAGTGCTCGCGCCTTGGCGCGCAACGGCTCGATGTCATCGCCGCCCGGTCGGCTCGGTGTCCGCTCGTCGGGCTCGTCGTCGTCCGGTTCGGATTCTGGTGGCGGCGGTTTCGGCTGCGATGGTGGTGAGGGTTGTGGCGGATGCTGCGGCCCCGTCTCATGGGCATAACGCGCCTTGCGCGCCCCGACTAAAACGCGCGCATGCATGTCGGTTGCCTCGAACTCGTCGCCGGCCACAAGCCGGCGCGTGTCGTAGCGATACGACTTGGTCGCAATCAGTTTCATTTTGGTGATCCTCATTGAACCGAGGGCGAGCACTTGCCCGCCCTCGGTGAGGGGGCACAGGTCCCCACCAGTCACGTCACGCGGTGTTAACCTCACCGCCCCACGCAACGCCGGTCAGATACACGACGCCGATGCGGTTCGGCCGCCGCATCCAGTTGATCGTGCGCTCAGCGCGAATGAACACCAGGTTATTTTGGAAGGCCGAGACGAGACTTGCGCCAGTCGGCGTGATCCCGCTGCCGGTCGGGGCATCCGACATTTCGACCGATGCCTCGCTGCTCGAAGCGACGGCAATCTCACCTTCGTCCGCCAGGTAAACGTCCTCGGCGTTCATCAGCACCACAATGTCGGTGACGTAGTTCGTAACAATCACCGGCATGCTGAAAAGCATCCTGCCGGTGACCATAGTGGGAAACTCGGGTTGACCGAGTGGATTGTTGAGCATCGCCAATGCCGCTGCGGTGTTGTTCGACATGATCCAGACGCCGGTATCCATTGGATTTTCGGCGCTGCTGTACGCGGCAAAAAGCGAACGGATGTCGAGCCGGATATCATCAGCAGCCTCACCGGACGACGCGATCGTATCGGCGCCATTGGTGATCGATGCCGGTGACACGCCCGCGACTGCCGTCTTTGCCGGATTGATGAAGTCGGTATCGAGCCGCTTCCGTAGCGCGTTGGCGAGACTGTCGCGAATGATCGCATCAGCCTTCGGCGACGAATACCTGATGCTCTCTTCCGTAACGCCACAGATGTTGGCAACCTTGAGCGGTTCCAGCGTCGTGCGTTCGAACGCAAACGAGGTCACGGGCTTTGCTCGGCCCTCCCCGACCCAGAACCCATCACCAGCACCGATCTGCGAGATCAGCGGTACCCTGAACATCACCGAGCGCAATGCCGGAACGCCATTGGTACCGAATTTCCCGAGAATGGTCTGCTTGTGCAGAAAGCCAACAAAATCGGCAACGGCACCAGTTTCGTCGCCGACCAGCGGTGACAACCAGTTGCCGGCAACAGTTGCACCGGCCGGCACCGCAGCCTTCTGTCGCATAAACTCGCCAACCACTATGCTGTCCGGTCCATGCAGTTCGGCAGCAATAACATCCGGCGGCCGGAACTGGCGCTGTGATAGCAGAATACACCGCACCATCTGCGCATAGCCAATGCCGGGTGGCAGTTTTGGCGGCGTCTTGACGATGATCGAACCGGAGCGCTGCACCGCGCTCTCGGCCTGCGTCACCACCGCCTTGACCGCCACGGCGCTCGCCGCCTTGATGCTTTCCATCCGGCGCAGGTCTTTCATTTCCTCGTCGATGGTTTCGATGTCGCGACTGAGAGTGTCGAATTCGTCGCGCTCGACCTCGTTCTTCGAGCGGTTTTCGGTGATCGCGGCCGCCTGAATTTCCTCCATGCGCGCTGACTTGGTTGCGCGCTGGCCTTCAAATGCGGAAATCTGTTCCGCCAAGGTCCGCTGCATGTTGCCCTCCGGGCTGACTGCACGTTGTCGGGATGCCGAAGCGCCGGCGGGGGTTTGTTCGAGACTGATCGGCTTGCGGCCGAGCGCGGCCCGCTGAGCAGTGTCGATCGAACGAATGGTGGTGATGGTGGCCTCGGCATTCGCCGGCACAGTCACCGCCGACAGCTCGAGCCAGTCCCATTTGAGAAAATGCATCCCGCGTGTCTTCTCGATGCGCGCCACCTCAATCGGTTTGAACCCGATCGAGAGTCCGGAGACGAGCTTGTATTTCATCGACTGCCACGCCTCGTCGAGGCGATCCTTCAGCCGGCCGAGCTCGGGGACGTCAAAGATCTTCGCGATGATATCGATGCCGGCCTTGGTGACCTTGGCGTGCGTGACGTGACCGATCGGCTGCTTCGAGTCGTGCTGCCAAAGGAGGGGAAGCGGCAGATTGAATGTCACGCCCTCCGGCTCGATCACGTCCTCGAGGCGATCCGGCGTCGGTGTCGTCGCAATGCCGGTGATGACGCGCGCGTCCTCGTCGACCTGCTTGATCTCAAGCAGGCTGAATGCCCGGTTCAACATGGCGGTGGTCCTCTAGGCGAAAAACAGTCGATACTGCGGTTTGTGCTGCGGCTTGGGATCGCGCACCATCACGGTGACCGCATCCATCAGCGCCATCCACGGATCGATCTTCGCGTCGCCGGCATTCTGCTTGGTCGCCCTGATCGCCGTCGCGGTCGGTTCAATTTTCACGTTGCCCACGCACCAGTCCATCAGCTTGCTCGGCGCATGCTTCAGCGTTCCGTTCTCGACCTTGCGCTCGGCCGTCTTGATCGCGTTCATCATCGCGTAGCCCTGCGGCGCGCCGACGACCTTGTCGCCCTCCTGCGTGATCTTGATCGCACGCAGCGCCTCGATGAATTCGCCGACGCCGGCCGGATCAACCGCCACGCACGCCAGCAGTTTGCGCTTGTCGATGTCGCCGATCAGCTCGACGATCTCCTCGATGTCCTCGGTGGCGTGTTCGCAGATCGTCAACTCGCCGTCGTCCTTCGCCTGCAGCAGCCGCGCCGCAATCGACTTGCGCCGCTCGAGCACGCTGCGATGGCACCACGCATGCGTCCACGCGAGCCAGTCGCGCGTCTCACGGCAGCGCCCGAGCACCGCCACGCCGAACAGATCATCCAGCCCGCCGCCGTCAATCCCGACCACGATCACCTCGGACCGGATCAGGATCTCATCGAGCGTCAGCGCCGCGTCCTCGGCCGCCTCCCAGTAGTCTGCGCCGGCCCAGCCATCGCTCTTGAGCGCGAGGCCGATCTCCATGTTGAGATGCTGCGACGCCCAGCGGCGGATTTCCTCGTCACCCTTGTAGGTCGCGGTGTCGAAGTCGGCGATCAACCGATCGATCGTGATCGACTTGCCGAGGTTCGGCGTCACCATCGGCCAGTGCGCCGGATTGCGCCATTCGTTCTTCGCGATCTCCCGCGGAAACTCGTACAGCACCGGCAGCATCGCACCGGTGGTCTTGCCGTCACGGATCGCGCGCGCCACGTTCAACTCGGCCCGAAACGCACCCGCAGGCGGCTCGTCGGATTGCGTCGTGATGAACGCCAGAAACGCCTCAGGGATAGGCAGCAGCCCGCCGCGGATCTGGCCGATGATCCGACCAGCCTTGGCATTCTTCGCGATCTCATGAAGCTCGTCGATCAACACGCCGGCCGGCTTCACACCGGTCAAAACCGCCGTGTCGAAAGTCTTGATCCGCAACTGCGCCCTGGTATGCGTGTCGGTGATGCACTTCAGATGCTCCTGCACCTGCATCCGGTTCTGCAGAAACCCCTCCGGATCAATCTGCGTCATGCCGGCCGCCGCATTAAACGCCAGGTCCGCAACCGCCTGCGTCGGCGCAACCAGCAAGAACTCGGCCCGCGGCCGCTTATTCAGCAGCAGCGCCGTCACCATCATCGCCGCGCCGTAACTCGTCTTGCTCGACTTCTTTGCCGCCAGCAAGAACAGTTCCCGGATCACCCGCTCGCCGCTGACCGGATCGACCGCGCCGAGCAGCACGCCAACGATCTCGCGAAACCAGTCGCCAGACGCCTCCGCCAGCGCCGGCGTGCCAGGCACATCCGGCAAACGCAACTTGTTGAAGATCTTCGTCGCGCGCTCAGTCTCGGCCGGGTTGATCCCATGCGCGGCAGTAGGAACCAGCGATCGGCGACCGCGGATACGGTCCTCCCAGTCGCGACACGACAGATCGAGCATCAGTGCTGAACCAGCACGCCCCACTCGGTTTCTTTCGCCGTGGCAGTCGCAGCCATGTGCGTCCGCTTCTTCTTCGTCTCGTACTGCTCGGCAATCTTGCCGTGACAGTACGGCGCCGCGGCAACCGCCATTCGATCCCGCCTCGTATCGGGAACATCGGGGTTACGCATCACGGTCAGCATGTACTCAAGCGGGGTCATGCCGGGGTTAGCTTTGCTCTGCGCAACTGCATCAGCCGGGAAACTGCATTCAGTTGGCTGTTTCGGCGACGAGATCTCTTTTCGCGGGCGACCAGCGCCAGGACGGGCACCACCGGCAGGCATGAGATGAATTATCCTATTTCAAGGGTTTCACGAAGCTCTTCAACTTCAAGGAAAAAATCCCCGCGTGAG